GAGCACCTCGCTGTCGATCTGCAAAACACTGCCTGCCTGCGCCGGTCCGGGAGCATTCAGTGTTAAGGTCGTATCGCTCGCCCCTATGGCATTGGCGAGCGCGAAGCTGGTGGCGCCTTGCAGTTCGTCCCAGTAATAGACGGCCAGTGTCGCGGCTGAGATCGTCTCGGTGTCGGTCAGGCTGCTGAAGGAAACTCCGCTCAGGTCCAGCGTCCCGCCGCCCTTTCCGGAGCCCAGCCCAAAGAACGGCGTGGGCGGCGCGGCGCTGTCGCTGAATCCGCTCCCCCCGATTTGCCACCGCGTCACGGTCGATAGCAGCGGCGGACACTCCACGTTGGCCGCGTTCGCCGACCGCCCAGTCACCTGAACCGTTTCGCCGCCTTGATTGGGGACCACGAAACTCACCGGGCTGCTTTTCGTCATTGCCGCAAAATGCCAGCCCGCTTCCGCCACCACGAAGTAGCTCGTGGCGTCCGGAGCTACCACCCACGCGCTCGAAAGAGTCAGCGTCGTCGCGTCGTTGCCGGCAATCGATGCCTCCTGCCCGGCGCCGGTCCCGCGCGTAACCCTCGCCGTCATGCCCCGATACCAGTTTGGGCTCATCTGAAGGCTCTGATTGCCTACTGTTGTCGGCGAGAAGATGGTGGCCGTCATCTCCGGCTGCAGTTCCATCCGCCAGTAGAAGTTGGCATGATCGAAATTCGGGTCCGGCGGGGCGATTAATTGCGGCTGCGCACCGGAATCGGTAAAGCTCGCCGCCATCATCTGGCTCGAAGCGATCCGCAGTAACTCGGCGGGTGTCGCCCCGCGGTAGACGTTGAACGTGCTGGTGCCCGAAGTAAAACTCAGCCCCGTTAGCGTCACCGAAGATCCATCGCTCGCAATCACCGCCGTGACGATGAACGAAAGCGCGCCTTCGTCTCCCGATGCGTCCACACCCGATACCGCATAGTACAAGACCTGGTTTGCCGCAAGGGTGCCACCCGTTCCAATCGTCGCAGCCAAGCTGACCAATGGCACGCCGGACCCTGCGGCGGTTGCGGCCGCTGGCGTGATAAAGCTCACCGACAGGCTGGCCTGAATCGTCCCGTCGCTGCTCGTCGTATCCGTCTCCGCGATGCCGAACTCCACCAGTCCGTTCGCGTCCACCACGCTGCCCAACAGCGGCTTCGGGACCCCAATTGTGGCTGTTGCCTGCTGGTTTGTTCCCGCCGGCGAGTTATCTTGTCCGTTTGAGTCCAGATACCACGCATCGTCATGAATCTGCGCCGTGATTACCGCCGTTCTGTAGTTCGTCGCGGGAGTTATTTTAAGAACCCGGAATGGCTGCCGGCTGAAGCCTTCTTTCTGATAGGTGACCGTGATCAAGTCTCCAGGCCTGATCCCGAACGCCAGGATGCTGGTTTCGAATTGGATATAGGTGTTGCCCAACAGCGACTTATCGAGGTTGAATTTAAGAAGTCGGGCTGCCTGGTCGTAATTGGGGAGTCCAATCGCCATCAGCGTAGCCGTCACTTGTTGACCGGTCAGGATCACATCGTCCGGATCTACAACGGTATAACTGTCCTGCTGGTAACTGTTCAGTGCGTCTTGAAAGTCTATGCTCAGCGAGTTCGGCGTGTCCGCGATGCTGCGCGACGAAACCACGACCGCCGGCTCTCCGGTCGCTTTTCGCAGGAGCCCCGAAACCCCCGTTGTTCCGTCGCCAAACTCGTAAGCCGGCCATCCCCCGCTCAGCGGTTCGGTGCTGTTGGAGCACGGACTCTGGGCCGGCTGTTGCAACGCCATCGCGTTCTCCACATTGACCTGCAACACGCCGCCGGGACCGTAAGTCAGGTACAGTCGGGACGCATTGCGAATCCCACGGATCACGTCGCCTGCACTGCGCCTGTTCTGCAGCACCAGGTTGCATCCGAATCGGGAGATGGTGATCGGGTTGCCATTCAGGTCCGTCGAGTTGATTAACTCATCGCAATACGCCGCCGCTGGCGCCAGGGTCGAGTAGTCGATTTCGGAAGCCTGCCACCCGCTGCGTCGCAGCATGTCGTGCAGAATCCAAACAGGGTTGCTGGTGAATTCCTCGCTTAGCTGGTTTCCTTGAGCGTCATATGTCGGAACTATCAGTCCTTGCACCAGGACCTGGACGGAAGGCAGCGAGTTCCCGTCGCTGATTTGATTCGGCACCACCACCGATAGGTACGCCATGCCACCGTAGGGATCTCCCGCCGGCTGGCCGTTGGAGTTAAGAAAATTCAGATCGAATGCGCCGTCTCGCGTTCCCAACGTCGCTATGTTGTACCAACCGGTGCCGGTCATGTTTTGCCCGCTCACGCCAAGCGGTATCTGGTAACCGTTCACCAGCACGGTCAAAACGCCTTGCATCACCCCGACTCCTAACAGCACCTCCATTCGAGTCAGGTTCCCATCGTTGCGCGCAAATACGACTGGCGGATAGTACCAGGCCGTTCCGTACACCATCGGAACATAGTCGCTGTAACGCGCCTGGTTCACCGCCACGGCGGAACTTGTCCAATTCTTGCCGTAGCCTCGCACCGTAATCACCGGCGGAACATATTCGATTCCGCCGAACCGCGCGGACATACCGCGGGCCTGGCAGTCTGTCGAGGCGTGCCCGCACGTTGTGAAAGGCGCTCCGTTATTCAGGTTTCCGCAGCCGCCCGGAAGGCCGGCCGAGTAACCGCACGGATAGTAGAGGGAGTAGCTGCCCTCTGTGCCCCCGTCAATGGCTTCCTGCTGTTGAGCCGGCGTCGACGGGAACGTCCAGGGGCACAAACGCTGAATCCGGATCTCGGGCAGATACACCCGCTGCAAGCTCATCCGGTTCGTCGCCGTGACGCGAAGCGTCGCTTCTTTGATCTGGTCCGGAGGGTTACAGATCCCCTGGAACACAACCACGGCGTCCGTCAGCGGTGCGTTGTTGCGTAGATCGTAGAATACGAAGCTGACTGTGATCGTCGCGCCCCGGAAGCCTGTGCTTTGTTCGATCTCCGAGAAGTGTGAGTCCGCGTTGGCCAGCAGCAAAGTAATGGTCGGGCTCCCGTCGACACCCTGGTCCGAGGCTGTTTGAATGTCGAACGCACTGTGCTGCAAGACGCGCGCGGCATAAGACGTGCCCCCGACTGTGATGCCGTGCGTGCACCAGTGTTCGGTGTCTCCGTTCGGCAGTGCGCAGTCGAATATCACCAGCGGCGTATCGGTGATCGCACACTCTTTCAACTCAGAGACTGTTTGCATGGAATATGTTCACCGTTGCAGAGTGATGGTTCACGTCGGTGGATGTGAGTGTGAACGCGTCGTCGCGGAATCGCGCGTTCGCATAGACTCCGCCCGTCGTTCCGGTCTTGTACGCGGACGGCGCCGGCTGCGCTTCCACTTGCGGTCCGAACACAGTTACCGTGACGCCCGCCGGCAGTTCTATGCCGAACTCGACCGAGCTTGCCGCAGCGTCCCTAGTGCCGGCTATCTGAAAGCGGCCCCACCGGGAATCCAGGGCTGCCTGCGCCGAGTTGCTCCCGAGCTGCAACTGGATCGTCACCGGCTGGCTGCTGAACGCGTATACACTGAAGCAGTACGTATAGCTGGCCGGCGCATTCAGCGTCTGCGTCAGCGTTTGCGCTCCCTCTCCGGAGTTTGCCAGCCGCCACGCGTTGCTGCCGCCAAGCGGGTCTGCCACGCCACCCGATAGAGTTAGAAACGGCGCCGCCTGCCAGACCGCGTTCGTCAGATCCTCGCTCCACGCGAGCAGGTTCGCCACCGGGTCGAGGAATGTGAAACTGTTCAGCGACCCTTCCATAGCCGTGAAGAACTGCTGTAGCGCAGCCAACTCTGTGTCGCTGAGATTGGCGTACTGCAGTTGCCACCCAACGGTCGCGCCGCCCGGGTCCGCCAGCTTGATCGATCTCCCGTCCGCGGCCGCATTCATCACAGTGCGGGGTCTACGTTGTTTCACGATCGGAAACTGACTCATCACCCCGGTTGCTAACTGCGGATAGACACTCATGGTTATCCCCGATTTTCCTTCACGGTCACCGAGGTGCTACCGCGGATTTCGTCCGCCGAAGTCAGGTTCACGGCATCGTCGGCGAAACTGCAATTACCGTAAGTCTGGTTGTCCCATGGGTCCGTGAAGGAAAAACTGCCGAAGCTACCCTGGTTCGATTCCAGGAATTCCTCCAGCGCCGCCATTTCCGTCTCGTCTAACTCGTTCACGCGGATTACCCACTGGTGTAGCGGTCCGGCGCAATCTCGGTATCGCTGCTCGGTGCCATCCACGAACCGTACCACCTGGTTCTGGAACTTGACGGCTTTAGTCGCCGGATACTGCGTGACGGCGCTGGTTTTGAGGGTTGGGAATGAGGCCATGTCACAGATCGCTGATTACATCGTTGATTGAGCTCATGTTCAACATCGCGCTGCGTACTGCCTGCGCGATGTCTCCGCTGCGGTCCAAAATCGACTGCGCATCCATCGCCTGAATGTTCAGCGTCATTTGCGGCATCGCCGTTGCGCTCGGCCCGGCGCTGCTTGCGGTCCCTCCGGTTGAAGAGCCCCTGGCTGAGGAGGAACTCGTTGCGGTCGAAACCGGCAGCGCCGTATCGGCCAGCCGCGGCATCCCCAACTGGTCGTAGTCCGCCGCCTCCAGTCCGTTCGGCGTATCCGCGCTTACAAAGTCGATGGAAGAGGGCTTCTGGTACTTCTCGAGCTGCGGCGGAGCGGTGCTGCCGCCGTCGAACAATCCCATCAGGCCGCTCACCAGCGGAACAATCCCAAGCCCGCCTTCCAGGAATGTTGTCAGCGCCGATTCGATTGTGCTCCCAGTCCCGCCCATGCTTTGCACGGTCTCCGCACCGCCTTCGGTGTTCGTGCCCACGGACGTCGCTGCGTATCCTTGGCCTCCTCCAGCGTCGCTCATCGGCCCGAGTGCTCCGCCCGCAGCGGCTTCCGCCAATGGGCTGCCGCTCGATTCGGCCACGCGGCTCGCCGCCGGCGTCTCCGGAGCATTCGTTCCGGCGGCCTCCCTAAAGAATCTAAGAAGCTGTTCTTGCGTTGTGCTGCTCATGCTTGATTTCCGCTGCGAGTTCCTTTTCCAGAATGGCGAACGCTTCTACCTGTCGCGCCGTGAGTTGCTCTTCGTTCATCAGGCCCAACCGCCTTCGAATGAAAAACTCCTCCACCGTCGTTTGGCTCTCGGCCGTTATCAACGACCTGGGACACGTTCCCAGTCTCACGCCTCTGCGCGCCCACACCAGTGGCCCGCCCTCGTCGCGCACCTCCGGCCGCCAGCCGCACCTGCGCTTTGCCTCCAGGCCGGACTTCCGGCAAACGTCGCACCTCCACCCGGCCTGGTTGGAGAATTGAAAATGGAAGGCGACAATCAGTTTTTTCGTTCTGCCCCGCTCAGGCCCGTCTCGGCTTTGACGGCTGCCAGCGCTTCCCGAAACAGGTCCTCGGGTCCGCTCTCCGCCAACGCCGCGGGAGTCGCCGCCGCCCCGTCCACTTCCAGACCGGCAACTTCGACCAGGCCCCACATAAGGTACAGCCGGTTGACCTCGACCTGAACCAGCGTCGAGTCCATTTTCTCGCCCGGCTCCCGGCCCGCCTCCAGAAACTCCATGCGCCGCGCCAGCTCCCGAATCTGCCGCATCAGTTCAACGCGCCGCGCAAAAGACATCCGCGCGATGCGGAACCTTACCCCCGGGGCTATCTTCGAATCCACATCCTTCACGCTCTCGTATGTCATGCCTATCCGAACGCGACCGCGATTTCGTTGTCCACCGTTCCCTGCGCCCGCGATGGCTGGAACACCCATTGCAGCCGGTTCGCGCTGTCGTCAAATTGCGGAACCTCGGGAATCACGCTCTGCAAATACACGCCCATCACCTGGCCCTGCGTCTGGCCGAGCTGGAACATCACACTGATCGGCGTCCGCTGCCGCGCTGCCTGGTATAGCGCCGGTGTTGCGCTGTCGGTCTGGCTGTAAAGTCCGATCGACGCCTGCACGGTTCTTTGTCCCGGTGAGATCGCTTGCGGAAGGTTGAAACCGAATTCCCGCGACCGCGTGTCCAACCCGTTCTTCAGCACCACCGACGCTTCCGTCACCGTAAAGAATTGCGCTGGTGTGGTTCCCAACCACGCCTCGCCCAGATTACCGGGCACGATCGAATAGTCGAATGCCCCGATCCCCGGTTCCATCGGATAACTCGTCAAATTGCCCTGCCCCGCCGTGAAGCTTGCGCTGTCCAGCACGTCCTGCGCTACGCCGCTGAAATGGAATTCGTGAAAATCGCCGTCGATTTGGATCTCCATCTGATCCACCGCGGCGCCGCTCAGGATTCTTTGCACCGCGCTCGCCGGATCCCAGTAATCGAACACGCTCGCGCTCGGCAGCTCCGTCGCCGGTTGGTACGTCACCGCCGATCCGATCATGGTCCCACTCGCCGGCGGCGCGGTGAACGGCGCGTTGATCTCGACCGTGTTGGCGTCCACAATCACCGTCACAAACCGTATCTCGCCGCAGCTTGAGACCGCCTGGCTTACGTTCAATCCGTGAGGCGCTGCAAAAGCCAGCGTCGTGTTCGAGCACGATGCCACCGTCCCGCCATTGAAAAGCAGCGGCGCCGCGCCCAATGCCGCCTGAAACAACGGCCCGTACGCCGGACCGCCCGCCGCGGACTGCCAGCTCGTCATGTACGTCTGCAATTCGAAATTCGTGCGGCGCCGGCCGCCCGCCGGCAGTCCGGGAAACGTCCGGCTTCCCGTCTTGTCTTTCCGGCTCGTGACCTCGAGTTGCTGCTGCACAGTCAGCTTGAGCGCCGGTATCCGGTTGCTTGCCCCGATTGCCGCCACGCTGCCATACGCGCTTTCCAGCGCCGCGTAGAAGCGGTTTGCGTTTGAGGAAATGTAAGAAGCCATCTTAGTTAATGCTCACTCCAATCTCGAATGTCACCTTGGCCGTCTGCACGAAATTGATTCCTCCGCTCTTGACGGCTCCGAACGTAACCTGATACCCGCCCGCATAGTACATTCCGCCGCCCCAGTCGCCGCGGCTGGCGTCCAGCGTCTGCATCACGGCGCTTGTGTATAGCTCAACCGTGTCTTGCAACCCTTCTAACCGGTCCTGCGAGTGCCGCACTTCGATCGCCATCTGTGAGATCCCCGAAAACGTCCGGAATTTCTCCACCAGTTGGTTCACGATTCTCTCGCAATAGACGTTCACCGCCGGGTAGGTCACCGCGGTCGCCCGCTCCACCAGTTCGAGCGCCACGTTCTCGGGAGTAATCTGCTTCGTCCCCAGCGCCGCCACCGCTGTCTCGCCGCTCAGCGCCAGGGCCTCCAGGGTGAGATTCACACCGCTCGGCCCCGTCAGCAACTGCACGGTCTTGGCCGTTACCGTGTTTCCTATCGTTGTCGGCATCAGCCCCTCTGTAAGATGCGCGCCAGCGATTGCACATAGCTCGGAGCTTGTCCACTCCCCGGCTTGCGTCCCGTCGCGCTGATCCACACCGGCTGCACCCAGGCCGCCCCGGCCGCGAGCGGCGAGCTGTTCTGCAGCGTCATACTGTCCGGATCCGTGCCAACGTATACGTTCCACCCGGTGGCGTTCGGCGGCGCCGGTCCGAGCGTTGCCGAAAACGAGCTGGACGCCGTCGTAATCGCCGCTGGAATCGAGCTCGCCCCTTCTTCGTTCACCCGGTTCACCCAGGCTGCGGTCACATAATAGATGTTGTCCGGCAAACTCCCCCGCGCCGCCGCCAGCACGGGAGTCATCGCGCGCGGCACTGGAATCGACGCCATTCCGGCGCCAGCCTCCATCAGCCGCTCGCGATGCGCCACTGCCATCTGCTGGAACTGGTCTCGCTTGCCCATGTACCGGTCGTTCAGTTGGCTGTTGTACGCGTCGCTGTATACCAGCTCCAACGTTCGATAGGCGAACCACAGCTTGAGCGCCGGTGTCACCACCACGTTTTCAAGGCTCGGCTTCACCACCTCCCACATCGGACGATCCGCCGGGCTCATCCTCTTCAGCAGCGCCTCGAGGTCCAGACCGATCTCTTCGTGGGCCAGTACCAGCTTGCGCGTCACATCGATCCCCTCGGTGCTGGCCACACTCGTCAACTGCGAGTCCAGCCCTGTTAGCTGTTCGATGGTCGAAGGAGGTCCGTCCGTGAATAGTGCCATGCCCTTATGCCTGGTTCTTGGCGCGCTTCCCCGCGTCCTGGATTCTGTTCCATTCCGCCACTGGCAGGAACGTCATCGGCACCTTGGCTGCCGCCTGGGCTTCATCCGCCGCCTGCTTGGCTTTGGCTCGCTCCTCGCGAAATGCCGCCGCGTCCGCTTCCTTCACCAGCCGCGCCGCCCCTTCCACAATCAGCCTGGCCGCAACGGCTGGCGTCACTTCGGTCAGTCTTCCCGCGATCCCCCCGTCCGGCGTCTCGCAGCTCTCCACCACTGGAAATGGGTCGGCGATCTTCGCTTGCGTGTCCCGTATCTTCTGGTAGTACAGTCTCAGATCCATCCCGCTCTCCTCGCATCTCATTGCGGGCCGGCCGCCCGGTTACAGGCCGCCAGCCCGCTTCGCGGCTCCGCCTCGTTAGGTGTTTACCTGCACGCCGCACGCGTTGCGCAGCACGCCGCATCCGTACAGCACGTCCACCGTGAACTGCTGCGCCAGCGTGTTCGGCTGGTAGCTCATGATTACGCGCATGCCGAAGTTGCCCAGCTCGGCGTACTCCGCAATCGCTCCCGTTCCCGGAAGAGGTTGCGGCAGCCGCCGAACCACCAGGCCGATCGCGTCCCGCGTGAACGCCAGGTTGTGTGTGTTTGTCGGGCTGCTGGTCTTGGGCACGAATTGCGAACGGAACACATAGAAGTCTTTGTACTTGCCGATTGTCCCGTCAATCAATGCCGCCAGGCCGGCCGCGCCCGCCGTCTGGAATTCCTCGAACAGCGGAATCTGCCGCCAGGCCGAGTAGGCCGCCGAGTCCACCACGATGTACTTCGGTTCGCTGGGCGGTACCTTGGCCAGGAACAGCGCTGTTTCCGCCGCGTCCACCGTGGCTTCCGTGAGCGCCGTTCCCGCCGTCCCCACCGGCGTGTTGGTCGTGAACCCCGCGTACAGGTTCAGCAGGCTGGTTTCGATACTCTGCGCGATCGCTGCCACTGCCGGCTGCATGTAGATCTTCAGCAGGTCCGGCACCGCCAGGATCTTGGTCACATCTGGAATCTGGAAAGTCGCTTCCGCGTGCGTGTTCAGCACGATCTGCGCATTGCCCAAACTCGGATTCTGCGGCGTCACCGTGCCGCCGGCCGCGATGTTGTTGGCTACCATCGTCGGCGGTATCGGCACGTTCACCGTATCGCCGGCATTTGCCAGCACCGGCTCGTAATCGCGATTCACCAGGTTGCCCATCACCAGGTTTCCCACCAGCACCGGCAAAGCGTCCGCCGCTACCAGCTTCACAATCGCGCTTGCGACGTTGCTATTTGTAATTGCTCCCATTCTTTCTCCTTGGTTTGTACTTGCCGGCCTGCTGGCCGGGTTATAACTACAGACCCTTTAAGGTCTGCGACGCCACGCGCACGATTTCTTCTCGTACCCGCCGCATGTCTTCCGCGCTCATGCCCGGCCGGATTCGGTCGATCGTCACCGCTTCGCCTCCGCCCGCCGGACTCTTCAGCATCCCTGCCATTCCGCTTCCCCCGGGAATGCGCGCCGGCAGAAACTCCGGATTCTCTTTCACGAACGCCGCCAGGTACTCGCGAACCGGCA